TTCTTTCAGTGGGTAGTTGTAAAGGCTGTTTAGCTCTCCCCATCCTTTTCGAGAAAAAGCCTGTCTCAAGCCAATATAGCGTTCGATGATGGGCAGTGATTTTGCAACATCCTGCAGCTCCTGCTCAGATTTTTCTTGCTCATTTTGGATTTTAGCAGTAAAGTCTGAGTAAGCTTGCTCAAACACTTCTAAAACTTGAGGATCCACAACCACGCCATTAGTTTCAATAACATCTGGTGTAAAATCAATAGTGATTTTTGGTTTTCCGTTCGCAGGCATTTCTAGTCTGAAGCCAGTGACCCCACGGCCTAATTCCCAGTCATTGATTTTCACTGAATAACCTGAAGAATTAAGAGATTGACCCTCAGTAGGTTCTTGTTTGGGTTTAATACTTAGTTTTAATTGCTTCACGAGTACTCCTTTCCCATTTTTGCAAAGTCCTAAAATTGAAATTTCTCTCTTTTATTTATTAAGAGAAGTAGGACTTGTTGTTAGTTAATATTTATTGTTATTTAATACTTGTTGTTAGTTAATATTTATTAGTGCCCAATTTTTCAGATTTGTAAAATACAGATTTGTAAAATACAGATTTGTAAAATACAGATTTGTAAAATACAGATTTGTAAAAATCAACCTGTGGATAATTTAGCTAGACTTTCATTCAATCTCTGCTTCATGATGTCAAATTGAAAATCAGTTATTTTTTCATCTGAGAAGAATCTGAAAGTCTGAACCCCTCGACCTCTACCGAGACCTTTTTTAACAACCCTCAGATACCCAACTTTCTCTAGCGTTTTAAAATAGGAATCAACCGTATTTCTACTAACTCCTTTTCGCTTGGCTATTTCTTCTGGGTAGACTTGCCAGTTTGGGTGATTGGCCAAAATAACCATCATGATGCCAACCGCTGTAAAATCCAGCGCAGGATCGTTGATAAAGCTATTACTAACAGCGGTATAGTCGTTAGTTGGATTCCTGAAAGATAAATTGGCAATCCAAATCTTTAAAGCCTGTCATACGCTCTCCTTTCTTAAGCTTCTGTTTTTAGTCATTTACGAAATTTTCGTATTTTTTGCCCAAAAAAATATCATCGAACTTCACATTGAAAAAAAGCATGTATTTTTTCAATAGTTGATAACCGATATCCGAGCTATCCTTTTCTAATCGGGCAATTGTTTGACTTGACACTTCAAATCTCTCTGCTAACTCTGCTTGAGTAAGTCCTTTGTTAATTCGCATAGCCTCTAAAGTCCACTGCACGTTCCTACCTCCTTATTTTTCTATTTGTTCCTCGCAATTCTGCTATAATAAAAGCAGAAAGGAGGTGATGTTGTGACTGATTATCAATTAGAAGCTTCTCTGATCGTCCTTGGCAAAGAGTACGAAAGAGCCAAGGAAGACGGAAAAGAAAGCTTCAGTATACATGTGTCGTTCTTTGATGGCTTAGATACTAATTACCATCTTCAAGAGTTTGCAAGACAATATCCCGTAAGGATTGCCCGTTTGAAGCCTGACCGAATAACTTTTCTAATAGATTGACATCATTCAAAGGGAAAGGATTGTTTTCTACTCGTTCATTGAACGTGAGGATGACTTCACAATCTTTATCTAAAAAATGATTGATAAATTCCACTCTCTCTACTCCGTCGAGAAACATTCCATCGACGAATACAGCAGGGTGGTTTTTTCTTGCTGTCAACAGTACATCGTGTTCAGAAGTCTTAACTGAAATTTGTTTAAATTCTTTCATTTCCTACCTCCTTTCTCTTTTTTGCTCTTGGTTTTTTGTTATTTCCTTAAGCTTGATTATAGTATAATACGATTTTTTCGTATTGTCAATAATTTTTATCAAAAAAATAGGATTTTTTCGTATTTTCGATTGTCTATCAATAAAAAATGATATATAATAGAATTATAAAAAATACGAGGTAATCGTAAATGGATGAAAAAAAACGAATGAAAATTATTGCTGAAAATATTACACACTTTAGAAAACAACGTGGTATTACCCAAAAAGAGTTGGCTAAAGAAGTTGGAATTACAGCAAGTACTATGACAGACTATATGAAGTTAAGAAGCGCTCCTTCTTTTGGTGTTATCCAAAAACTAGCTGATTATTTCGGTGTTAAAAAATCAGATATAGATACCACTTTTAAAGAAGAATCCTCCTCCCTCCCAGACACTCCAGATTCGCTCACACAGCAGATAACGAATAAGGTGGTGCAATTAACCACTCCAAACAAAAAAATAGTGCTACGGACCTCTGAGGAGCTCTTAGAGGCACAGAATGGGGAGGGAAACGAAGAGCGATTCGAATATCACGTTTTTGAAAAGCTATCCGCAGGTACAGGATATGGTTACACAGAAGACCGCAATTATGACACCGTGTATTTTGATAAGGACATCGCCCATGACCTCGCCAGCTGGGTTTACGGCGACTCCATGGAGCCAAAATTCGTAGACGGATCCGTCGCTCTCATAAGAGATACAGGTTGGGACTATGACGGTGCCATTTATGCCGTGGATTGGGATGGTCAAACGTATATTAAAAAAGTTTATCGTGAACCTGACGGATTGCGCTTAGTATCGCTTAACCCAAAATATAAAGATAGGTTTGCGCCTTACGACGAAGACCCTCGTATTATTGGAAAAATTATTGGTAATTTCATGCCTTTAAGTAATTAAGAAAGGAATATAAAATAATGGCTAAATATGTAAAACGTTGTCCAAAATGCGGCAGTGATCAAATTGAATACATGATGCAGGACCGTAAAGGTTTCAATGGTTGTGTTGGATGCATCGGCTGGATGATTGCCTGGCCATTCGTCCTCCTCGGCCTAGTTGGTAAAAAAGGAAAACACAACTGGCACTGTCGAAACTGCGGATGCGTCTTTAAATCTAAAAAATAAAAAAAGCCCCACGCTCAGAAGTTTGGCGACCGAGAGCGTGAGGCTAGCAATTACAAGAAAGGATTTTCATGGAGATAACCTCGCATGATGTCTTTTCTTGTACCTATTTTATCAAAAAAGGGGTACAAATTCAATGAAAACAACAAATAAAGTAGCTATATACGTCAGGGTGTCTACTACCTCACAAGTTGAGGAGGGGTACTCTATCGATGAGCAAAAAGCTAAGCTCTCTAGCTACTGCGATATTAAAGACTGGAATGTATACAAGATATATACTGATGGTGGGTTTTCTGGGGCAAATACTGACAGACCAGCGCTAGAAAGTCTTATCAAAGACGCTAAAAAAAGAAAATTTGACACAGTTCTAGTCTATAAGCTGGACCGTCTTAGCCGTAGCCAGAAAGACACACTTTACCTGATTGAGGATGTATTCATCAAGAATGGGATTGAATTTCTGAGCTTGCAGGAGAACTTTGACACCTCTACTCCTTTTGGTAAGGCCATGATTGGGCTCTTGAGTGTCTTTGCCCAGCTTGAGAGGGAGCAAATTAAGGAACGTATGCAACTTGGCAAGTTAGGCCGTGCTAAAGCTGGAAAATCCATGATGTGGGCTAAAACATCCTATGGATACGACTACCACAGAGAGACAGGAACTATCACTATCAATCCAGCTCAGGCTCTGGCCATTAAGTTTATCTTTGAAAGTTACATAAGAGGGAGATCCATTACTAAGCTGAGAGATGATCTAAATGAGAAATACCCAAAACATGTCCCTTGGAGTTATCGGGCGGTCAGGGCTATACTAGACAACCCTGTCTATTGTGGTTTCAATCAGTTCAAGGGAGAAATTTATCCAGGTAATCATGATCCGATAATTACAGAGGAAGTTTATAACAAGACCAAGGAGGAACTGAAGATCAGACAAAGGACGGCACTTAAAAACTTAAATCCTCGGCCATTTCAGGCAAAGTATATGTTATCAGGTATCGCTCAATGCGGCTACTGCGGTTCACCTTTAAAAATTATATTAGGAGTAAAAAGAAAAGACGGTAGTAGGTTTAAAAAATACGAATGCCATCAGAGGCATCCTAGAAAAACTAAAGGTGTGACTGTCTATAATAACAATGAAAAATGTGACTCAGGATTTTACTACAAAGACGAGCTAGAGGCTTATGTGCTGACAGAAATTAGCAAACTGCAAGATAACACTGGTTACCTGGATAAAATATTTTCAGACGATAATGCCGAGACCCTAGACCGTGAGAGCTACAAGAAACAAATAGAGGAGCTGTCAAAGAAATTGAGCAAACTTAACGATCTATACATAGATGACCGCATTACCCTTGAGGAATTACAGAGCAAGTCAGCCGAGTTTATAAGCATGAGGGGAACTCTTGAGGCTGAACTGGAAAACGATCCAGCGCTCAGGAAAGACAAACGAAAGGCTGATATGAGGGAGCTGCTAAACGCCGAGAAAGTCTTTTCAATGGACTACGAAAGTCAAAAAGTACTTGTTAGAGGGCTTATAAACAAGGTCAGGGTAACAGCTGAGGACATTGTTATCAAGTGGAAAATATAAATAATTTTAGTAACCTACATTTCTACCAAAGTGAAAGCTTTAACCTTGGCTTTTTTTAAATTTGTCATGAGTTTTTTCATTTTAAAAATTTACCTCCATATTTTGATACATGGGCATAAGCATTGCCGCATAAAGTAAAACGATAATCAGGGCCACAAAGATAAAAACCAGTGGCTGTACTAAGTTCATGGTGCGGTTGACTCGGGTAAAAAAGGCTTCCCAAGTTTTTTCTGCATAGATTTCCAACTCACTCCCCAGCTTGGACTTGACTTCCCCATACTCGATAATGAGACTCAACTCCTTTTTAAAGAAAGGATAGGTTTCTATGGTTTGAGAAAATTCGCAACCATTTTGTAAGGATTGAGCTAGGTCTCGACCGATTTCTTTAAAGAGTTGGGAACCTTGTTCCTGCATGATCTGAAAAATCTGCGTCAGCTCCATTCCCTGCGAAATCATATTCCCCCACTCACGCGCATAATAGGCTGTCAAATAGGTCTGCACAAAGATTCCAAGAAAGGGAAGGCGTGCTAAGATAGAAAAGACGCGCATCTTAGAACTTCTTTTATAAAAAGTTAGTGCTAAAAGGACACCTACTGAAACAAACCCTACCATTACTAGAAA